TAAAAAACATAAAAAAAACATACAAAAATAAAAAAAACTATTTATACTAATTAAAGTGTGTGTAAAGCGAACAAATATATGTAGGTATTTTTCTCCAGTCCTTGATATCCACTCTGTGTTCATATGAAGGCAATTAAGCAATCACGGAAATAGAGACTTTAACACACTTCAATTCATACAAATGTCCCAAAACCATTACGGGATTAATCTACTGTCGTACCGGTTAAGGATACATACAACAGTGTCCACCCGAATATTCGATTCGTTACATTTTCTCAACAATACAATTTTATATAATATGTATAATTAATAAACTTTATTTCAATTTTATTGTTTTTTTAAACTTTGAAGTCATTAATTGCCGTTTTCGTGGTGATTTGGATGGAAAAAAAAGTTTATTTTACCAACGTCGTGTGGCAAATACTTTATTTTTTTTTCCATTCTGTTTACAAGAAAGAACAAAGAAACTCCCTCAACTGTGTCATAGCGGAACCATCATTAATTCCCAGTCTCCTGCGGCGAGACTAGATAACCGGCGATTCCACTTACGGGGGAATCACTTACCGCGAGGTCTTACCAACAACCTTGAAATTTTGTCTTGCGACTGGATTAATACGTATTTTTAATATGTTGTATAATAAATTTCAATTTTATTTTGTTTTTTTGTTTTTAATATGTTAAAAATACCATTTTAGTTAAAATCATATAATGTTTTGTAATTTAAATTATAAATAAATGATTTATGAGGCACATTGTATTTTTTACACCATTGAATCGCAATTTTAACTTGTTGTTTACAAGTCTCCTTATACCATTTGCCATTTGGTGGATATTTTATTATATCAATTGTTTTATTAATATTATCTATTTGAATATTTTGAAAGTCCATATTTATTTTATTAATTTGTTTTTTAAAATCATTAAATAATGATTTCATATTAGTATGGTTATTATCTATATTAAAAATACTTTCAATAGTTATATTTTTATATACTTTGTTTCTCAAAAAATTATGTCTATCTTGTTCTTCGATTTCTTTATTTAATTTGTTTTTAGAATCAAATTCATTCCAAATATCTAATATTTGTATTAATTCATATAAATATAATGTACTTATACCCTTGAATCCCTTGCAAATAATATATCTTTCCGAATTTGCTAAACGACTCGTATATGGTTTATAAATATATACTTTGTCGTAAAACATATACAACAAAAATATTAATTCTAGTGTTAAATTAGTGAATGTATCAAAAAACTTACAGATGAATGTCCCTCCTGTCTTCAACATTTCTAACCCCATAATAATCTGTGAATAAATAAGTTTTTGGGCGTATTGTTCTTGTAAATTAAAATCAACTGAAAAATCAAAACCACCGTCACCTGTAATAACATCCATCTCATTGCGACCCAATCTATTCATTACATAATAATGATTGTATATATTATATAAATCCCCCATATTATCAATACCACTAATAATATTTAAATTTGTATGCTTATTTATAAAATAATTACTTTTATGCCACCCGGGAATATTATTATTTACTGATTTTAATGTCATACCATAATAAATGTCATTATTGTTTTCTCTATAATTTATGAAGGCCTCCATAAACCCACCTGGTCCCTCTGCTAAATGTAGTGTTTTTAAATTTGTTTTGTTTTTCGATGGATGAATATCACTTAAAAATTCGTGGAGCATTTCTATCATTTTAAAATAACTTCTACTCAATGGATCATATAATGATATACTATTTTTCTTATTATACCGATTTGTTATATAAATTAATTCGAACGGATTTGTTATTTTTTTCACACAATCCCATTCTCTCTTATTATAATATAAATCAATTTGGTTTTTTGCACTTATTAACCTTTTATTATTAGTATTTTCATAATTAATATTTTCACAATCATCGTCTATATTCATATTATCATCATATGGTGATTTGAAATTGTTTGTTTTATCATTATATCTATTATTATTTCGATTATGATTATGATTATTATTTTGACGATTATTATTATTTCGATTATTATTATTATGATTATTATTTCGATTATTATTGTGGTGATTATTATTGTGGTGATTATTATTGTGGTGATTATTATTGTGGTGACTATTATTTCTGTTTCTGTGTTTTTTATTGAAATTATTATCCCATTTTCTCTTGCTATTCCAATTTATTTGTTTTATTATCGCAACTGACTTTGTTTTTACTATTATATTTGGATAGAATAGATTTGTTTCATTGTTATTATTATGGTTATATAATTCATAAACATGTAATTTATTCATATCTATTCTATTAAATCATATCTAAATATATAAGAGTGTCTTCTTCTTATATTAATACATAAAATAGATTTAATTTGATAATTTCATAATTTCGTCATTTCGTCATTTCGTCATTTCGTCATTTTATGAATAAAATTGAATTTTAATACTATATTATATTAAAAATAAACAATCAATATACTTGAAATGTCTTCTAAAGAAAGCATATATAAACTGGGACAATTTATGCTGCGTACTTATTATATTGACCCTAGATTAAAAAAAATGAACAGACCTCCTTCCTCAAAAAACGAATGGTTTTCTGAACACTCTATTATTTGTGACGGTTGTGGCAAACGAAACTGTTTGAAATGTCGAGACCACTGTTTTAGTTGTCCCTACATTTTCCCACATAGCATTATCAATATGGATAAATGCGAAAGAGCATCGATAAAAGAAACACAAACCAAACAATGGAGTTATGATTACGCTATTAAATGCGGTGTCGATGGTTGTGTTGACGCATTCTGTTGTAAATGTGCGGATGTTTGCTTTATTTGTAAAAAAAGCGTATGTACAAAACATTATGAAATCATAGAAACCGATGAAGAATATATTGGTGTCTGTGTCAGATGCATTGGATGTATTGGAGGATGTGATGATATGCAAACAGAATAATAAATAAATATAGTAAAATAGATAAAAATATAATATAAATAGTTAAAAATACAATAAAATTGATTTTTTTATGATATATTACAGTTATTATTCAAAAAAGACAACACTATGTCTTCAATTGTTCCAGCGTATGATGAATGTGTCGAAGGGAATGAATGTGTCGAAAGGATAATTACTTCTTTCCCAGATGAAATAATGTTACTTGTGTTTTCCTTTATTGGTATAAACACAACAATATCACTTCCATACGTATGTAAGCGTTGGAGAACCATCTGTTATACACTACCATTGGAGTTGAACATACATAGATTGTTACACAACACTGTGACAAGAGTTTCCATTTTTGATATTTTTGCGACAGTGGATTATTTTAATTGCATAAAATCACTCACGTTTAATACAGAAACACTCTCGCATTTAGATAGAATACCGTCAGGGGGAGGACTGAAACACGTCCCTAAACTATCCTATTATGGTAATAAATACGACAGACGCGAAATAAGCATAGTGAGATTATTATTTCAATTCTTTAGAAGTTTAACTGCTATTAAAGTCGAATCGAGTATATTTAATTGTGTTGATTTAAGAGAAATACTTTTGTCAAACAATAAGATTACCTCCATTAATTTGTGGCAAACAAATGTTGACATAAGAGATTTAACGGTCTTGATTCAGAGTGGACTTTTAAGATCTCTAAAAAAATTAAAGTTTAGTAGTTACAATTTCAAAAGTTACAGATATACTGACAAACACGTTTGTGACTTGTTCTTTCAAGCAATTTCAATTCACTGTCCAGAGATTGAATGGTTAGATGTTAGAAATTCTGGAATTACTGTTACCGGATTGATGGCACTCAAAGAATGCGTGAAGTTGTTTCATTTAAACGTCGCCAAGTCTCATTGTTTGACAAAGAAACATATAAAGGGATTGAATAAAGAACGTCCCGATATGAAGATTATTTTAAGATAGTATTAATATGATTACTCTTACATTATACATTATTAAATTGAAATTATGTGTAATAAAAAAATTGATTTTTTTATATTTTTTAATAAAAAACTAACATAAACTAACATAAACTAATATAAACTAATAACAATGAATAATCTAAATCGCAAATTATCACAAGTACTGTTATCAAAAACAGGGGGTAATGTAGATCATACAACAAAAACAGTTCTTTGCGAACTTATTGATAATTGTCTTGATAATCAAGCAAAAACCATTAATATTAAACTTACAGAAGACTCCAAATACATAGAAATATATGATGATGGTAATGGAATGGATGATATAGGAAATATATTTTTAGCCAATAAAGGGAAAATTAATAAAAAGGGTTGCAAAAACCAAGGGTTTTTAGATTCATTAGCATATTTATCCAATATAGAAGGAGAATTAGAAATAGTTACATATAATAATGATAAATATTCGCGTATATCTGTTGATTTCAATGAAATGAAAGCAGAATATAATAAACAATTGCAATTTAACGCGGACGGATGCATTGATTATGAACAATGTCAGCAAAAATTAAGCGAACATTATACATTATTTAATAATCGACATACAAAAGATTATCTAAAATCACATACAGATATATTAGCAAAAATAGGAAAAGGGGGAACTTATATTAAAATGCATCTTTATAAGGATTTTGAGTTAGAAGATATAGAGACAGAATACTTTCAATATAGTTATGAACAAGAATTTACATTAAATTATCTAGATCATAATATAGATATTAACAATACGAGTGATATTTGTATAAGCGATACATTTATACCTGTTATATGTGATATGTATGTGTTTTCAAATATTGAAGGACATAATATTTATAAATTTAAAAATAATTTTAATAACAAAAATATATATTACAAAGAAACATCTATCTTTTCCAATATCACATTGGAAAAATATAACGAATATAGAAAAAAAAATACAAAAGAAGTTTTTGGAGAAGAACACGTTGCTTCATTAAAATTTTCACTTATATCTAGTGATGATGCAGAAAAACAAAAACAAATTTATGACACTGGTATTGAAAAAATGAGACAATTATTTATTTCATATCAAAATAAAACAATCGGTCCATTTAAATTCCCTACTAAAATTAAAGGAATAACCCCACGAAATCTTCTTAATATAAGAATCATATTAGAGATAAAAAATGATGACCTAATTAAAGATATTATTATGACTAATAAATCACATACTAATTTAGACTGTGTTAATAAATCAATTATTAAATTTATTGAATATTGTAGAGATTATTTTAGCATTGATTATACTACTGATATTGGGAAAGAGTTTAAAAAATCAAAAAAAGATAAAAAACCAACACCTGGTATTCCAAATATGATTAAATATTTAAAAGATGAATACAAAAAAACACAACTTACTTTAGTAGAACAGGCTGCACTTAAAGCAATCGCCGTTGCTGAAGAACTAAAAAAGAAAGAGGAAGCAAAAGCAGAACTCAAAAAATTAAATTACCAACCCTGGAAAATGGCTATTTATTTTGAAATACTAGATTGTAATGGGTCATATGGTATTTCTGCAAAAGATGATTTTATAAAATGTCATTACGATATAACACAGACAGATCCCAATAGTAACAGTAATGAACATAATTTGGGGACCAACGGGAGAATCATATTATATACATGTATTAACCAAGCAGGGTGTATAAAAACACAAAAGAAACATACCATTGTATTAAAATTACAGGAAAGAATTAAATCAATTGAAAAACAATACGGGATTAAAATGGAAAATGATAATAATAAGTGTTTTAAATGTCCAAAAGAACATTTCCATATTATTTATAAAAATATAAGGGAAATCATTACTGAATATGAAGGGCCATTTGTAATTTGAATTATTGTTTAATATTTTTAAAACCCCACAATAACAACCACATACTCAATTCATTATATAGTATTATATAGTATTATATAGTATTATATAGTTAAAATTTTTTTAATATTTGTTTTAAAGACATTATAACCTTCATATTCGTCGTCTAATATTTTATCTCCCAATATATCACTGAAATAATATTCCATATATTGTGCTGCGATTTCATTGGGGTGATAATTATTATTTGTTATACCAAAATAGTCCATAAATAAATCACTAGATGATAATGAAATTCCAGCATTATTATTAATATTATTTGAAGCGTAAGTGAACACATTTGAATCCGTTTTATTTAATTCCATTAATTTATTAGATACTGATATTAGGGATGACGGATTTTCAGATTCATAAATTGCACCTATTAAATAATATTTATTATTTACATTCCATATCCAATCTAGTTTCCGCCCATCGGGATTAAGTCTATTCATATAAATAAACTCTTTAATATTATGAATATAGTTTGCTTTAATAAACCCCCATTCGCTATAAAGTAAATTTTCATAGTTTTTCATATATGTTCTTTGATGTATATGTATTAATTCGTGTATAAATGTCATACCTTCATTTAATAACATCGAATTAACTAACCCCTTTTTATATTTTTTAATTATATCACTAAACCAATCAGATGTTAAAATAATAACATTATTATGAGTATGGGGCATATTATATTCAAGCCATTCTGCACTTTTGGCAATAATCACTTTGTGTTTATTTTTATTTTCATCATCAAAAACGTAATGTTTAACAAACTTATAAACATTGGTGTGTGTGTTTACTTTTTCTAAGATTTTTTCTATAACCCACAAAAACGCTTCTTTATCATCATCTGTTATTGTTACTAGACTATTGTTTATATATTTTGTTGTCGCGTCTTCTATATTTTTAAATTTTCTAGCGGTTAAATTAACTTTATTCATACTATTTAAATAGGGGGAATTCTTATATAATATCTTACTATATGAACTATCTGCAAAGTTTATTTGTTTTATTTTCAAATATTTAGTATGGTTTGTCAAATTTGCTTTCAAATATTTTTGTTGTTTTGAAAAATCCTCTATTTCTTTTTTTAGTTTAGTTTTATGCTCTTTTTCATCATAGTTTTCATAGTTTTCATAGTTTTCGGTTATATTGTTATTATTACTACTACGTTTGGGTCTGATTTTAATTATTTCAATTAATAAAATTAATATTGTTATATATAAAAATCCTAGTTTAATATTTTTAGTAAATATAGATTTCATTTTTTCCTGCTTTTAATAAATTTATTATACTCTTAATAAATATTAATATTAAAAAAATGGGAAATGAAAACTATATTTCAACAATATTATTTAAAAGATCTAAATAACGTAAATAAAGTTCTGGTACTTTTAAATCTTGTGTTAAGTCCTTATTATCCTTATGGTTGTAACCATATCCATTTATTCTTTGTTTTAAAAATAAATCCATTTTTGTTTCTAGTGTTTGAATTTCTTTTAATGATTTTGGTTCTTTACCAAACAGTAACCATTTCTTTAATATTTTATATTCTTTTGTTTCATATTTATCATTTTCAAAATTAAGTTTTGTGTCTTTTAATAAATAAAGAGTACCATTAATATTATATTCCATTATTATTGAATTATTATTGAATTATTATTGGTTATTTTTATATAATAGTATTATATAGTATAATATAGTTATAGTTTATATTAATAAATAGTTTCATAAATTAAATAAATATTCAATAAAATAAACTAACAAAAAACTAAAAATGGAGTACGGAATGATTTTATTTAAAGGTATTTTAAATACAATGGTAAGACTTTTACCAATTGCTCTTTATATGGGCAGTATTATGTCGAATTTATTATTTGATAATAAAAAAGCAAATGTATTATTATTTGGTTTTTTATTAGTTGAAGGTATTAGTTATGCATACAAAATGGTTACAAATGCTGTTAATAATCAACATTGTTCGCTTGTTAAATCTGATATGAATTTTTTAACATTACCATCCCCTATTCCTACTAGTGTGGGTTTCCTAGTATCATTTTTAATATCTGATATGTATCATAAAGACAATGTTAAACCTATTAAATTATATATATTGCTGTTAATATTTATGGTTACGATGTGGTCTCGTGTTAATATTGGTTGTCATTCTGTAGTAGATGCTGGAATGGGTGGTGTTATTGGACTTATTATGGGAGTTGGATACTATAGTGTAGTAAAAGATTATTATAATGGACTTGATTATGAAACCTTGAAACCAGATAATATGTCCGATAGAGATGCAAACATATTTAAATTAATCGATTTATCATAAAATATAAATACAATTACAATTACAATTACAATTACAATTACAATTACAATTACAATTACAATTACAATTACAATTA